GAGGATTCTTGCCAAAGGACAAAGCTAAGGAAATAGAACGAAACTTTACCGCCCCTATGGGCTTGTTGAGGATGTAGCAATGGGCACTTTGTGGGCGCGTTCTGGTGCCATCGAGCGTGATAACAACGACAAGCAGGCAAAGGGTGCACTGGCCTTCTTTTACCAGGGTGGTACGCAGACACCGCTGACTGTGTACCAAGATGCTGAGCAGACGAAGGCCCACACTAGTCCAGTGGTTGCCAGTGGCGAGGGGCGCTGGCCAACAGTGTTTATTCCCTATACTGAGTCTTATGATATTCGGGTGCTTACAGCCCTGAACTCGCAGCTTTACTTCCAACAGCACATTGCAAATCCTAATCCCGTCGAGGTCACTGGAACCATTCCGACGGACTCGACTCTCCAGACTGGAGACATACTGTTTCAGCTGAGGGACAGCACCCGGTCGGGCTTTCTCCGCTGTAATGGTGGCACTATGGGGAATAACAGTTCTAATTCGAGTGAGATGAACTCGACGGACCTTGCTGAGCCACTATTTACTTTCCTATATGATAATCTTGATGATACTACAGCTCCATTGGGCAATCCTCCTGGTCCACGCGCGAGCGCAGGTACTGCTCATGCAGCCTTTATTAATAACAGGAATATCCAGTTGCCTGATTTTCGTGGGGCTGGTCCTGTCGGCCTGGATACGATGGGGCGAACTTCAGGCGGTTCGCCACTGCCACGGAATGCCTTTACTGGATTAACATTTACAGTTGGCAACGCCAACAAGCCTGGATCGAGCCTAGGCTCGAATTCCTTCTCACTGACGACGGCGAACCTGCCATCACATAAGCATGCTTTCTCTGTAACCTCTGACGGCACCTCACAAGGTCATACTCATCGTATCCTTGGTGGAACAGTCAATCAGACTGTTCCACATACCCATAGTGGAACTACTACTGCTGGACAGGGAGGCCACACTCACACTATTGTTGATGATGGCACACTGTTGTCCTCTCCGGGCGTGACTGCAACTGACTCTGGTCATACTCATCCTATAACTGATGTAAGTCATTCTCATACTATCCAGTACCAGGGAACAAATGTCAGAAATGATCTTGGTCAGATTACTGTTACGCAGAACCCCTCCGTGGCTGGAGCATCAACTGCTCCTGGTACGGCACTACCCCAATTTACCGGAATCACAGGAACAGGAACTGGGGCTGCAGTGATCACTGTTTCACTTAATACCGCTCTCCTGGCTACACACTTGACTGCAGCAAATGTTGCTGGTTCTCAGCATCTGCATACCTTCACTACCGGGGCCGCGACAGATACCACTCATGCGCATGATATAGACTTCCAATCTCAGGGCATGAGTCAGGACCATAATCATCTTGTTCATGGCGACACTGATGTCACACCTCCTGCTGGAAGTCCAACATCACTTTCAGGACTTGGCATCAGCTATCTTGGGACTTGGTATATAAAGTTGTGAGGCTGTCATGCTTGTTGGTCCGTTTCCTGCTGCGTCCTCGGCCGCAACCTGGCTGGAGCAGATTGAGTTCAGAGATGCCGAGGACGACTCTCTGCTGGACCTCAGCACGGCCCTGGAGGTTACGATCCTGATCCAGGACGCAAGTGGAGTTGACATGCTCTCACTGACAATGAGCAATGGAGACATTGTCTTTCCGTCCCTTGGGATTATGGAGATTAGAGCTGAGAAGGGTGCAATGCAAAATCTGCTTGTGGATGAGCGGTCTAAAACCTTCAACCTTGGACTGGTAATCCAGACGAACGAGGATGATTTTGTTCAGATCTGGTTAGGAACGCTGCCAGTCCTGAATGGAGTAGTCAGATGAACCATCCTATCAATCGACTGGTGCTCGATCTGAGTCACCACAATACAGTCCATGACTTCGGAAAGATGGCGGCCTCGGGGATCGCAGGAATCATCCATAAAGCCTCCGAGGGCAATTACATGACTGACAGCAAGTATGAGGGACGCCGAAGTGGCTGTGAGGAGTATGGAATTTGCTGGGGAGCATACCACTTTGCAACCAGCAACGATCCTCAAGAGCAGGCATTGACCTTTATAGAAAAGGCTCAGCCCGACGAGGATACCCTCCTGTGTCTTGATTGGGAGCCCTACGGCGACAAAACTATGAGTAAGGGCCAGGCAAAGGCCTGGATACAAGAGGTTGAGGGAAGGCTAAAGCGGCCTGGAGAAGTTGTTATCTATAGTGGAAATCTGGCCAAAGAACAACTCACTAGCAGCGATACCTTCTTTGGCGAACGTCGGCTTTGGCTGGCACAGTACTCGTCCGCGCCCGTCGTGAAGCCTCCATGGAGCAAGTTTTGGCTCTGGCAGTACAGTGATGGTCAGGCTGGACCCCAGCCACATGAGGTCCCTGGAGTTCAGAGCCCTGTGGACTGCAACAGTTATGATGGTACTGCCACAGAGCTTGTCAGCGAGTGGGCCACGGGCACGCCTGTGATCAAGCCTACTCAGGAAACTGTAACTATCACAGTGGAGGCACCACCTGGTATAAAGGTGGTGATAAAAGGGATATGAGCCCAGGCGTGGCCGAGGAAGGCGGTAAGATCGCTGTCAGCGTCATCGACTCGATGAAGTCGCAGCCGATGCTACTGGCTATGGTGATCTTCAATGTGATCTTTGTGGCGGCGGTCTTTTGGGGAGTCAAGGATCACCGAGCACAGACAGCTGAGCTAATAAAGATTATGTTGGCTCAGTCAGACAAGGCCCAGACACTGCTGGCTCAGTGCCAGCAATCGGCGGCGAAACCACAGCAGTTTAAGCTGCAGAGTGACGAATCGAAGCCAGCAGAGGTACAGTAATGGCTGATACTGATATCTTGCCTTATAGGGGCATCCGCTGTGCTTGCGAAGTAGATAACACCGGGCAGACGGTAGATCTTAAGAGTGTTGCAGAGTTGGCGGCTCGCGGTATTCGATCCTTTTGTCAAGTCAATGAGGTTGGCAACAGAGGCACTCTAAGTGTTGGCGACCTCGCTCAGAGAGGGCTGCGCACGCTGTGTATTGTAAATGAGAATGGACTCGCGGCCTCGCTCACAACTGTGCAGCAGTTAGCTTTTCGTGGCGTCAGAGGAGTCTGCATAGTAGATACTAATGGCGTCGCGGTTGCTGGGACTCTCACAGTGGCGCAGCTTGCTGCTCGTGGAATTCGCTCTCTCTGCGTTGTAAACTCGAGCGGAAATAACACCAGCATAACGGTTGTACCCTAGGAGGTGAACCATGAGTATGGGCTTGGTGTTCTGGATCATTATGCTGCTATGGCTGATCTTTATGCTGCTTTGGCATTGGCCAAACAGTGGGATTGGTCCCTGGGGTCCCTGGGGAAACTCAATCATTCTGTTCATCCTGTTTCTGTTGCTCGGCTGGCACGCTTTTGGGGCTCCAATCCGTTAGCGGCCCTCCAGTCTGACTTGTCGATCGGCGGGCTTGTAGCCCTGAAAGCCAGTTTTATCAAGTACTATCTCGAACATCCGTGACTTTACCATCACGTCCAGGACTCGCATGACCGAGTGCGAGGGGATACGCTCTTTAATGAAATGTACTATACGGTGTTCTGCTATGGGCCGCTTTTCCTTGGCGTAAAGTGTCCAAACAAAATGCCAGGTATCTTCCATCACGGCGTTGTCTCCACCCTGGCTCATGGATTTGAAGATGTCGAGCATATGGGTTTCAGCCTCAATCAACCAGTTAAGCGCCTCCGCATAATTCTCCAGAGTGATAATTTTGTTTCCGCTTCGTGAGATGGAGGAAACCATGCAGAGCTTGAGTAAGTGACTGAGTCGTCGGGTGTTATAATGCTGGAGTCGTGCGTGGGTCGGTTCTGGTTGGAAGCCTCCCTTGACCCAGGCCCTGATCGCTGCTGCGGTATCGACGGCGAAGGCCATCTTGCCGAATGTAAGACCGATCTCTTTAATATCGTGCTGAAGGCTATTCTGAAGTACGGCGAGATGACTGCTGACTTCTTCCGCAAATGGATCTCTCGCCATTCGATCTCCACTGTAAATAAGCAAGGTCCTGGAAATGAAGCCCTGATCCCATGCTCCCGAAGGCATGAGTTCATTAAGGTATGAAGGAGTAGTCGCTCCAAGAAGGTTAATCTGCGGGTGTAGGATCTTGATCCGAAGATCTCGTCCGCGTCGCTTCTGATCGAGTATTCGTCCATCGTAGATATCCGTTAGGTTGTTGAGTAGGGCTGTATCCCATCCTGGAATCAGTACACCCAGCTCGCGTGAGATAACTGTGAGTGAGTTAAACTCGATATAGGGCGGATTACCAGCGAACACTATCCTTCGTACTGAGTCATTCAAGGCATCCACAAGGGATGCCGCTGTCATGTCTGAGGGACCGATGCACAGGTCTGGGACCTGTCGGAGCATGTCCTCTCCAGGGTGAATTGCCACCCCCTTGCCAATTCCAGGTGGACCTACTAAAATTGTAAAGAGTCCCGGATAGAGGTCGGAACCCATTGTCCTGACCCAACATTTCCGCTCCATAGCGGCCGCGACGAAGGCAATAGCCGCCCACTTCCGTAAGATAATAGGGGATGGCAAAATGTCAGTGAATTCAATATAGGCGTCGATCCAGCTGCTAACTTTCCTCGATCCTGGATTTTCTGTCATCAGGCCATTTCTTTAAGCCATTTGGATTGCCCTGGTCGAAGTTTGCCCAGTTCCAGCCAACCTTTACCTCGACAGGAACTGTAAACGATCGACTTCCCTCTAATTCCAGTGGCATGTTCATGGCCTGAATTACAACAGGGATGATTTCATCTTCTTCCTCCTCGGGATACTGAATCAGTAATGAGTCATGGACTTGCAGTAGGCACTGTACTAAGTTCAGCCTCCACACCCCGAGTAGTGCGTTGTTCATCTCATCGGCAGTCATAGACTGACCGAGGTGAGCAACTGCCTGTTTTAGCGTATCTCGTTCATCCCGCTTTCCAAAGAACCAGCGTTTGCGGCCGAATGGAGTTATCAAGTGACCATCCTCGACTAGTCGTTCCTGAGTCCACTCGTGCAAGCGCTTTATTGCGGGGAAGCCCCGTTCTCCTAAGTATAGAGTTTGGAAGTCTTTGATGTCCCCTTGTGGAATCTTAGTTTGGCGTGAAATCTCATATACTGAGCCAAGATAGTTAGTACCGTGACCTGCACGCTTGCTCATGTAGCGCAGGCTATGATGACGATAGAAGGGTATTTCTGCGAGTGCACGGTCCTCCTTTAGGTTTCCGGTCCAGGCGAGTCCAGGCTGAACCATCTTGCTGACAGATGTATGAAGGTCACCACTCTCGCAGGCATCCAAGTATTTTCCGTCGCGGAAGACATTCCAGCATAGCGCGCCGATATTTCTGGAATCTGCCTGCTCGAGATCGACGTTGGCAAACTTCATTCCTGGGTCTGAGATAAAGACACGGCGTAGACGTTCTTCAATATTTTGGAGATTTCCACCAGTTCCAAAGTCATTGAAGCTAGAAGAAAAACGTCCTGTCGTAGTTCCTGCAATGTTATAGGAGGTACGGAGACGACCGTCGGGGTCAATCTCTGTCTCAAGAACCCCAGCCTTCTTTCCAAGGTCCCGAAGGAGGAGGATATGGCTGATAATTGGCTGAGCAAGAAAGTGGAGTTCGAGTCTTTCGAGAGCCTCTCGATTAACTGTTCTAACCCTTTCGCCCCGTTCGTTCCTACGGTAGATTGGAGGTAATCGAAGCACATCATACAGAAGTGCTCCAACCTGTGCGGGAGATCGCCAAGCCTTAGTTTTTCCAGTGTCTCGCCAGTTATGAAATCCAACTCCGTCTCGAATAATTTTATTGAGTTGTTCTTCGAGTCGTATAATGTCAGCTCGATACGCCCCAAGGGCTCGTTGCCGCTCTCGCTCATCTATCAACACTCCCCGAAGGTTCATCTCCAGTACAGGCGCCTGAAGTGCCCGTGAAAGGTTATAGGTGCCGCCAGTATAGTTATCAAGGGCTGGTAGCATCTCTTCGAGAACCTCGAAAGTGACCATGCAATCGAGGCCGTTATACACCCAGAGCTTCTCCGTCTCAGATTTGACTGAGTCAGGCCTCAGAAGATGGGTGTAAGTAGTTTTCATCCGATGATCTCGTACTCCAGTCCAAAGGGCCGAAGATGCTGGATTTGGTAGCGGTAGTGTTCGGCTACTTCTTGTTCATCTCTGATTCCACTGGATTTATCCCAGCCCTCAATTGTCAAGATTAGCATCCCACTTGAGCTGAGAAGCATTGCAGTGTCATATGATTTCCAGTAGACATGATCCTTTGGAAGGCTATATCTTATAGCCATCTGATGGCAGTGGACGATAGGGGAATAAACCCAAATGTTTCTCTTTAGGAGCCACGCTGCGGCCCTCATAGCCTCATCGAAGCGCTTATCCATCAAGTCTGGCGTAGGTGCAGTATAGGGTGATGCCATGTACTTGTACATTACTCATCCTCCTTCTTGATGGTCTCCTTGGACTTCTGGCGAATACCAAGCTTCCAGGCTTGCTCATTCGTAAAGACGCTACCAAGATAGCCGAGGCCCTTTTTACTCTCTGGCTGAAGCGCGTGAGACAGCAGCATAGTATCGTGAAGGACGTTTGCTACAGGCATCCCGTAGATTTCCCAGAGGTAGCGTATATCATACAGGCCATTCTGGAATATCTTGGGCACTGAACAAGCCAGCACCTTCCGTACCCATCCCCAAGCGGCCAGCTCAAAATCCGTCGAGCCCCAGTAGAGCCCGTTTGGCTTCCGCAGGTCCCTGAAAGGGACAACGAGTGCGACATCTCGGGAGGTGGCAAATCCAATACAAGTAATTCGCTTCTCAAAGGTCTCAATGTCGATAGCAAGGAACTTAGCCGGTATAATGAAGGTGTCATAGAACCAATCCATCTCTGCAAGAAGGGGCTCAGTGAAGAGGGTGCGCTTTGGCAGACGAAGGTCAGGGTATGCAGATTCTCGTCGGGCCTTTATCAGGTCAAGAATGCTGACGTGCCTGTCGGCATAGTTTCCCTGCATCAAGTAGGAGGGGTGGAAGACTGGGAGGACTTTGAGTCCTCGGACGATGGGGGACTCAGCGATAGAGCCCCGAAGCTTCGAAATTCTACCGTCATGGAGTAAGGCCCAGGATGCTGTGCCTCCCAGCGCGACTGTAACGTTCGGATGTACTCCACGTAGTTCGCTATAGAGACGGTCCAACTCTGGAAGGTACTCGTCTCGGATGTATTGACCTGAACCAAGTGGAGGAAGGCCGTGTTTTACCTCAGCTTTCTTAACACACAAATTCTTGATGTTGTTTGTCGGCTTTGGCCGGAAGTTAAAGACGTTTGTCAGGTAACAATCATAGCGATTGATACCTGCATCTTTGAGCATGGCGTTGAGATACCAGCCAGCAGGCCCAACAAAGGGTAGGCGCTGCTCCTCTTCTTTCTCGCCCCAAGCCTCACCGACGAGAGCGATTTTGAAGGTCATATTGCTTGGACACTCATCATTTCTGATGCTTTTTGGAGTGCGCGCGCACGTTTCAGTGCCTCTCTGGCTAATCCGGCGAACTCGGGGTTGAGTTCGAGGCCCAAAACGTGGCGCGCACCAAGGCTCTCAGCCGCTCGCAGCGCACTTCCACTGCCACATGTGGGATCAAGGAGCATAGTATTTTCGTCAACGAACATTCTGAAGAAGTGCCGCAGGACTGGTTCGGGTTTTTCAGACATATGTTTGTCTCTGACTGTTGGAGCATGGTAAGCATTGCCAACTGGAGAGACAATTTTACGGTCTCCTCTCGATGCAAAAAGACACGTCTCATAGATTTGCCGAGGTCCTCGCTCGGGATCTGGGATGATTCCGACTCCATCGCTTTTCATCCATATGAGTGGAAGGGGATTTACATCCAGGCCCATCCTCTCAAGGGCCAGGACAGTGGGCTCATAGAGTCGCTCGGACTCTTTTCGCATAGCGAACCAGAACATTAAGTGACACGAGAATGTCACATGCTTTTGGAAACAAAAATGGAGACTCTCTATCAGAGCCTCCCATACCTCATAAGAGTCGCCATAAGCGCCGTGACTCGGCGCCCCACCCTGGTTAAACTTGTCAGCGTCGATGCCATAGGGGAAATCACAGTGAACGAAGTTGAATTTCGGGCCACTGTAGGTGGCCACCCAAGTATTAAAATCAGTGTTAAGGATCGACTCTGGCTCTGCCTCCTCTTTTGGAGGCGGCCCACGAAGTTCTTCCATTAAAAGGGCTTCTTTGCGCTCCTGCGCCCGACGAACGATTCCCTCTGCAGTAGAGAGTTTAGGGGCTGTAACAACTCGCTCGTTTCCGGCGGCAATCTCGTCAGCAACGGCAAGCATTGCATTGATCCGGGGCTGACTGATGCCGATGGCTTCGGCGGTCGCGGCCTGGGACCACGATGCCTCCTGCGCTTTGCGGAGGGCGTGATACTTCTGGACGGCATTGACCTGATCCTGCCAAGAGATGTCGAGGCGCTTGATATTCTCCTCGAGTTCAATGGCCTCCAGTTGGGAGGCCTCGATTTCATCTGTGTACTGAATGCTTATCTGCATCCACCCAAGAGATTTACAAGCAGCAAGTCGACGTTCGCCTGCAACGAGCTGCATCTCACGGGTGACGACCAGAGGATGAATAAGACCCAGACGACGAATGCTATCAGCCAGTACATTGACATCAGCCAGTTCTCGTCGCTGTCTTTCATCGCGGTTGACCTGAATAGAGTTGATGTCTGCGAGGTGGAATTGTCCCGAAGTCATAGTATGGCTCAATCCGTTTTGGATTAGTACGTATCGAGTGGGGGTGGGTGGGAGCCCTCGCGACTTGGCTCCCACCCCTGCTCACGCCCGGAGTCCACTCAGACGTGCGCAGTTGACTCGACGCGGCTGTATATCCGCTTTCCATCGTCGGATATTTGATGCTTGATCTTAACGAAGAGTTGCTTGCCAGGGACCTCAGCCAGCATTTCTCGGAACGGCCGCCGGCCTTCATTGTCAGAGATGCCAAGAGTCTCCACCAACAGATCTTTGAGGCGGAATGCACTGCCTTCTGTGACCCAGACATCATCCTGAATAGACTTGCCAATTACCTGGGCTTCAGCCGCCTGAGCAGCATCCACGTCCTCTTGCGGAGAGAGAACACGATAGCGGAAGCGCAGTCCGTCAGTCCCCTTTTGAGAGGATTTTATCTGCTCCGGTGGACCCTCGACAATGCAGTGATATGTTCCTACAGGGAAGGGCTTCGGGGCCTCAGTCTGAGAGGATGGACGATTTAGGATTTCCTCGAAACTGGTCATTCGCTTTCCTCCTTCGGAATGAACAGGGTTTCATCATGGGCAACCTGTAGATCATAGTCCTCAGTAGAGGGACCATAGTCCCCAACTACTTGATCTATGTCGTCATCAAGCATTACTCGAAGTGCAGCCTCGATCTGAGCTGCATTAGCAGTTGTTCCGTCGAGGCCAAATTCTTCACGGAGAGTGTTGATCAGGTACTCACGAGTGGAGCTGTCCCAATCTCTCTCAGTGTCAATCTCGGCGGTCCGAGACACAGTTACGGTAATTTTCATGCTGTTGCCTCATCTACCATGCCCTCGGCCTCCTCGATATGGCCGAAGGCTTCATCAAGTTGCTGGATAATCTCCTCCATTCGTTGGCCCTTTTCACCTCCTTGCATTCCCTCAGGCATGTTATCGAAGGATCCTTGTTCTTCGTCTCTGATGTTCTCGACAACATCTCTGGCCTGTGCCAGTAAGCCGAGAGCAAATTTTAGCTTCTTTCGACGATCCTCGTTCATCGAGCGGACTCCTATGACCGGACTGTTTCAAAGAACGTCCCGAGGCCGGTCTCAATCGGGAGCGTTGACAGCATCTTGAATGATGCTGGATTTGCAAGGTCGATCATGGCAGTGGGAGCGGTTTGGATTTGCCGCTTACCGCCAGGGCCTGTCTGGGCAAGGGCCACTGAATTAAAGTAGCGTGGGATAAGCGGCGAGAGTGCCGAGCCGACCGCGCTCGGATAGCCCTTCTTTGTGCCATCAGGGTTAACAACGTAGCGGACATGACTGATCACTACTACGTTGCAGAGAAAGTTGTCGCTCGTTAAGAGCGCCAGGACACTTTCAGCTGCATCCTGAGCATCTTTGTAGACCATTCTTACATCAAATTTGCCGTCCTTAGACTTTGGTACGATAGGCAGCCGGTAATTAAAGGCTGCATCCGACATAAAGGTGAATGAGTCCAGCACAACTATGACCTCTTTGCCCCAGGTGGCCGGAACGCCGAAAGGTTCCCATTTGTCAAGGAGCTTCAAGCCTTCGATGAAGGCCGTAGGGTTAGGGACCATTGGGCCAATCGGAGTGGCTATAACTTTATCTCGGAGTGTTCTGTACTCGACGTTAGCAAGGAGTTTTGGATCACGCTGCTTGATAACCTGGGCGAGCGCGTCGAGGCCGTTGTCATAATCGAGGATGCGAAGCTTGTATCCTGCAAATACCAGACTCGCGAGTGAGCCGGTTTTGCCGGACTTGCTGTCTCCAATAAGGAGGAGCTTTACGAAGTCCTTGGATTGGTGATCAGCTAGAGAAGTCACGACTGGTCCGCTCCAAGATATGTCGAGTGCGACGATTGACAAGTAATGTGATGACTCCAAGAACTATTGCAGCTGAACTAAGAACAGCTGCAATTGCACATAGCATATCCTCTTCCATTATCGGGGCTCCATTGGGTTCCAGAAGTGCTTTTCAAAGTCAGTATGCAGGAAACGATCACGCACTGACGGTGACTTAGAACAGACCTTTCGGAATGTACAACCTCCATAGTTCTGGCAGGATTTATCATTCTGAGGCCAATAATTCTGTGCCGCATAGCGTTCTGCCTGGTCAAGCCAATAATGTAGATCAGTCAGCCATTCATCGAGTTGTTCCTGGGTCTTAAACAGGATGGACCGCTGGAAGCGGGAGAAGCCGACGGCGATCTGTACAGCATCCACGATCATGCCCCTAACAGGGGTCTTGAAACCAGCCTGGATGGCGATAGTATAAAGTGTCATCTGATTGTCAGGCTCAAAGCGATCAAAATAATAACTTCCAATTGTAGAGGTTGTTGACTTGCGATCCATCCCATAGTCTTCACCCTGAAACGAGACTACTCTATCCAGATAGCCACAGAGTGCATATGACTCTTTGTAGGGTTTCTCTGATAGATGATCCCAAGGGTGGCGGTTGAGACTGATTAAGAAGTGAAGCTCAACCATTGGCTGACCATCGCCAAGGACCTTAGTCTTGGCAGGATCATTCCTGAATTTCTCGATATACCAGACCACGGTTCGCACGAGGTTCTCACGACAGAGAACTGAGACTTTGTCCTCCATGTCGAGCGCGGCCGATGCCCGCCAAGGCTTTCCATCGCGCCAGGTCCATTTCAGTAAGTCATGGACTACCATCCTGAGAGATTCTTCGTAGGCCCAAGATACTCGATACTTTTCAAAGTGTTCGAGGGCCCTATGATAGAGGATACCAAATTCAAGCCTGACTGCCTCGGCCTTGGTACGCCAGCCCTCAAGCATATGATACTGATATTTGCGTGGACACTCCTTGAGCCAGCCCAGTGAGGTCGAGTCCCATGCCCACTGCAGCTTTGTGCCCTGAATGAATGGACTCTGGATCACCAGCGGCGTTTTCTCGCTCATCATCCATCCTTCCCAGTCAGCGCCTGTGCCGCATCCTTGCGCCATACTTGGAGCACGGTAATGCCGCCATCTGCGGCCAAGTCAGACGGGTCGTTTTCAAGCATGGCGCGGACCAGAGAGCGCAGTTTCCTGTTCTCGCGCATCAGGCGCTCGATCTCGGCGGCGCCCTGTTCGGCAACCTGCTTGGCCACCCGCCTCCAATGGTCGGCGTCGCGCGTCAGCCGCTCGATCTCGGCGCGGAGGCGGGTATTCTCCTCAATGTATAGTTTTCGGCTTTCTCTAGGGTCTATGCCGCTCATCATCCATCCTTCTCAGTCAGCGGAGTATTCCGCAAAATCCCGCCTCGATACCGCGTCCCTTGCCGTCTGTTGGCGCCCACGTCTCTACACAGCGCGGACAGACAAAGCCCTCATCTTCCCCAAACTCGCCATGCCGGAACCAGCCCAGCGGGCGCGTCTTGGCAGGGTTTACAAATCGGCCGCAGCCGCAGCGCGCGGGCTTCATCATCCATCCCTCCCAGTCAGTGGCGCTCGGGGCGATAGTCGCCCTGTAACTGTGCGGCCAGCCTTAGTCCGGCTGGCGTGAGTTCGTTCACTATAAGCCCGCGGGAGTCCCTGCGGTCGCGCTTGGCGAGCCCGGCTCTGACGAGTTCCGAGCGCCCCGCCTTGTCGATCAAGTCGCCATCCCAGACGCCGCCCTTGGCGAGCTGCGCCAGCACGTCCCACGCATTGTTGCTCAGGCGCATCATTCATCCTTCCCAGTCAGTGGGCGCCAGAATGAGAGATGATTCTTTCTATAAAAGGAGAAGTCATGCGTGGCCCTCTACATCGGGTTGTCCCTCGAAGCGAGCAATCATCTCTCTAAAGAGAGTGACGATCTCCTTTCTGTCCGCGCCGTTACTGATGAAATTGCAGCGGCCCTCCCTCTGCTCTCCAAACGGAAACACAAGCAGAACAAAGCCAGTCTCACGGTCTCTACCCTCCTTGTCTCCATTAAAGAGCATGTCAATTGCCTTCGCGACTGCGTTCATCTGCGCTCGATATTTTTCTTGAATGGGGGCGTCTCCAAGCATCACCATAGGTCCTCCTCAGTCGGGATTACTTTGTTTACCATAGATCCTCCGTAAAGAGTTTGTCTGGATGGCCGCGAGGCCGAACCAGCTGGTTAGCTTTCAGAGCGATACGTCGGGCCTCTCGACGTGAGACGAAGCGGCCCTCAGTCGTGGTAAAGCCTTCTTCACCGTCCCCTTTTGTAAGCATGAAGTTCCGGTATATGTCAGAATGGCGCGCTGGACGCGCCATGCTGAACACCTTTTTGCCAGCCTTGATGGCTGCAGTATGGACTCTCTCAACCATCGAAGCGCCTTACTGAAGACTCCAGATTGTCCAGGGCTGTCTGGAGGCGGCGCACAAGCGACGCCGTGCTGTTATCAGCAACGGTTGGCTCGCGCATGGGTGCGTTTGCTGGACCAAACATCAGGTCAGCAACTGTGTTAAGGACCCGTGCGCAGTTCTCCAGCCGGGTTACGGCTGAATCAAGGTTATCGTTGAGAGACATCAAGAGGCCTCCCTGTTCAGTTCGCTTGTGAATTACATCAGGCATGTAGTCTGGCGCTGCAATGTCGCGATGCTTATTCAAGGCCAAGCTCCTTTATGAGTGCAGCCGCTGATCCTTTCCTCGATTTGCGCTCGGCGACGGGCTGCTTAACACCGAGTTCAAACTGGGCCTGCGCCTCTCGCATTCTTGCGATGATGGCAGCGATGTCATCGGTCGTGAGTTTGAGAGGATCACGGGCGAAAAGCTCACTGAGATCGCTCATCTTCAATCTCCTCAAAGAGCAGTTCATCTACAGTCGGAACCATCTGGGCGACGCGCTCTTCGACGCGCCTGCGGTGGGCGTGGACGAGGTCTCGAATGACCTTTGCAGCGCCAATACGGGATGAGTAATGGTCTTGGAGCCAGGCATAGTCACCAGCATACAGATTGAGTGTATGCTTGGTAATGGCCCTATCTTCTTTACGTTTCATCTGGTGGCTCCGCGACCAAGAGATTTCTCGCGATTTCCTTCTTTACCAGCCAAACTTTGGTGGGGTCAAAAGGAGAAATACAGACGCCGATCTTATCGAGATCGGCATCTTTTGCTTCTTTTCTGGCTATGTATAAACGTTGACGCACCTTCTCGGCATCGGAGCATTGAATCTCGATGCCAATGGCAGCGTTAAGAGCTTGATACCAAAGCTCAATCATTGATCTGGGGGAGGGGAGTCAGGATGCGGCGACCTGTCTGACTCCCCTCTCACCCCCTCCTCACTCGGCAGCCTCTGGAGCGGCCTCGTTAAGGAGCCCGTCGAGTTCGTCGGCGGCAGCCTTCTGCTCGCTTTCGAGTTGCTGTCGCGCGAGCGTCATCAGTTTGCCGTCGGCGCCTTGCTGGTCAATGAGCTGAGCAGCAAGGGCAGTAATCCGCTGTGCTGGGAACTCCTCCATATCGAAGCCCCGCTTTTTGATAGCCTGACGAACCTGCTCGCGAGCAATGTTCATTGCCAGGGTCCGAACTGGGTCACCCCTCGGGCCTCCGCCACGACGAGCGCCAAACTCGTACTCGCTTTCATAGTCCTCGAACTGCTGTTGCAGGACCTCAATTGTGATACCAGCCTCTTTGCCGGCGTCAGCTTTGTTGGCGAAGTTGTTGCGAAGATTCTCGAACAGGGTCTGGTTCAGCGTGGACGCCTCGTTCTCCAGCAGAGTATGACCAGCCTTGTACTTTGGAACAGCGTAGAAAGTCATGCCTTGAATAACAAGCGGTTCTCTCTTGATCTCGGCCATTCGGCCCTCCATTGGTTCAGGTTGTGGTCGAATCGACCATTACCATCTTCGCTCCATCCCGTAGCTATGTCAATACCATATTTATCGAGGAGGTGCGGCAAAATGCCGCACCCGCCAGAGTCGGCTATACTTCTAAAGGGCCCAGCGAATGGTACTTGACCTCCTCAACACTCTGTGGTTCTCTGCAGTTGCAACGCCAACTTCTGACACTCCTCAGTTACGTAAGCCACATTTCTGTAGTGAGCCTCTCCGAGGCTCCAGTTTGCGCCGGGCGCAAAGTCATCGCAGTGGGCACAGTCGAAGCCGAACCACCAGACATCATCGGGCTCGCCGGCCTCGACGACATGACAGACGCCTCCCTCTCGGATTTTAGTAATCCAGGCCTCGTAATCGTAGGGCCAGCGCTCTTTCAGCATCCGAGCGATGTCTCCCTCTGGATATATCTGGGCCTCCGACGAGCGAAAGATGACCTTCTTTCTGAGGATCTCCCAGTCCTCTTTGGCATGAGAGGTACATGCTCCTGAGAAGGTGAGGCCTCCATGTACATCTACTGTGCTCTCAAGGGAATGACCACACCACCTCTCGTTGCAGTCTCGCAGGCACTCGTTATAGCCTTTGCCATGCAAGGGGTGCCCTGTGGGCACCGCTACGTAGCCACACAGTGCTCCAACTGGTCCGCGGACGATCAGGCACGGCAGGCCCGTAGCCTCATCAAGCCATTGGATTTTGTCAGGCTCATCGTCCCACTCGCCCTGGGGCCACTTAGTTTTGTCACAGACATCTCGATATTCAATGCGCTTCATGATGCGCCCTTTCTAATAAGAAGAGGAAACAGTAGCATCCTCATTTGGTGATCAGAGACAAGGACTTTCGCGCCTCGGCCCTGATCAGCTATCTTGCCATCGAGAAACTTGACAGCAGCATTGTCTTCGCCGGCGAGTGCAGCACAGATATCACGGTACTCGCCAAGGGTTTCAGGGCAAGGATTACCCTCTTCGTCCTTCCTCATTCGTAATCTCCTCTAGGATTTCAATCTCATACTCGATTGCCTCGATCTTCTCGATTATGAGACAGATTTCGCCGCCTTTAGGCGGCACGCGCAGTTGCAGCTGATCATAGACCGACCGCTTGTGCATCGGATTTCCCTCGGGATAGACTTGAGCATTCTCGTATCTGTCCCTCTTTCTGTAGGTGTTGCAGCGTCGCCGCAGGACTATAGCGTCTGAGTGAGTGCGGCATATGATCTTGATGCCGCGGGCGGAGTCAAGCGCTTTGTCCATGAGCTTCCTGACATCATCGAACGCTACAAGAGTTTTGTTGTCAGGCATCAGTCCAATCCTCCATCAAAGTCCGCAAGATTAACGAGGTACAGTGCGACCTTCGGTCGCGTCTCGATCACATAGCGGACGTTCAGTTCCTGTTCGAGGGCCTCGCCGCCTTTGGCCCAGGGCGACGGAATGCGGTCAGGGTCCAGGTGATAGACTGTGTCCCATTCGAGGCCCTTGGCCTTGTGACCACTAAGTAACTGTATTGGCCCCTTAGCATTGAAGATGTGTTTGGCATAGGCCACTGCGGCCCCAAGTGTGGGGCCAAAGCCAGCGAACACACGGAGACACTCGGCCCGGTCTGCTATCGAGCCCGCGTCTCGGGCTTTGCGGAGCTTTTCTTGCTCCCAGTCGGCAATCCTTTGGAGGACAATCTCCTGCGATAGCGCCAGATCGCCAATCTTCTCAAGAGTGCGAATGAGATTAGGGCCAAGATCAGAGCCAACCATATGACATCCTCGGCCTTCCTTAAGAAGACGGTAAGCGCAAGACACCAAAGGACCGTTATTTCTACAAATAATGGCAGCTCCTTCGGGAATAGTGTGCGCATTCCATTTCTCCAGAGTTTCGACCACGCCTTCTTCAGCCCACTCGGGCCACTTCATATGAGGTACTCGACCCTGAGCCTTTCTGATAACGGCCTTTGGGCAGCGGAAGCTGACACTCAGGGTCATCTCGTGCATTTCGAAGCGCTCTCGAAGGCGCCGCATAGAACTGGTGACGGCACCCCTAAAGGCATAGATACTTTGATTGGGGTCTCCTACCCCAACAAAGTCCCTCGTCACGAGCTTCTCAATCATAGCGTGATTGAGCATTGACATGTCCTGGGCCTCGTCCAGCATCACTCTTGGATGCTGTGGAAAGGCGCCGCCGAAGAGTGTTGACATATAAATCTGATCATCATAATCAATCAGCCCGGCATATGCCTGCTGGATACCAGTGCGAAGCGCGGCGTTGACAATGCTGACAAAGAAATCTTCCGGCTCCTCTTCAAGCCGATCAAAGAACTCTTGCTCAGTACACAGGCTTCTACCAGGAAGCCCCTTGGGCACATAGCCCGCCATCTTGGCCTTGGAGAGGGCCTTTGTCATGTCTCCAAAGACCTCATAAGCAGCATCCTTTTTGTGTCGGGGCAGAGCCTCGACCTGACCCTTGATCAGTTCGTAGTTCTTCTTGGTATCCACTATGAGCTTGCGCCCGGTGGCAGCAGACCAGACTCCGTGCCCGACTGAGTTCATGGTCCTGCAGGAGACGTGGCCTGGAAGGCGCTTTCCCATCTCGTCGGCGATGCGCTTATTGAAGGCCACGCTCAGCGTGGCCTCTAGGCTCATATACTTCGCAAGGAATTGCAAAGTACTTGTCTTGGCGGCGCCGGCGAGTGCATTAATGAGGAGGCGCAAGCGCGCGCCCTGGTGGGCGATGGCGTAGTCGATGATTGCCTCTTGCTCCTCGGTCGCGTGAAGCACACGACCATCAGGCAACGTCAGAGTATACTTACTCATGAGTCCTCCTATAGTAGGCCAAGATCATTGAGCGCGGCTCTGATGTCAGCCGTGGAGCCGCGTTCAAGGAGCTTTTGCATCTTTGGCTTCTGTGGATGCTCGCGGAACCAGCGCGCCACGCAAGCGCTCCGGACCTCTGTCTGGAGCTTAAAGAGTTCTGCATGAATGAGATCCAGGTGCCAGCGAAGGCCGTCGCACTCGGCCTCGGTGCAGGGGATTTCACTCACTAACTTCTGCAATTTCGTCAAGTCCATTTTGGGTCTCGTCCGGGTGAGTAAGCAAGGTGAATTTCTTGGGCGTATCCTCGTCGTACTGCACGATGAGGATCAGGGCTTTACCATTGGCCACTATAGTCCGGGTCTTATAAGAGTGTTGACCAAGGTGGGGCGGTTCTATCAGCCAGATAAATTCACGCAACTCCGGCTCGGCCTTGTCTACAGGTATCCAGGGACTCATGCAGCCCTCTTCACCTTTGGATGCCGGAGTGGCATCCTGGCAATTTTGTGGTAGGCGCTCTTCACGAGGTCCTTCTTAAGATCATGGATGTCGAGGCCGAAGCTGGCAAAGTAGGCTGCTATGCTGCAGAACTTTGGTGAGATAGTCTGCTTGGTGTAGAACCAAGCACGCAGGGTGCTGACGTGGAGGTTGGTCTGCTCGGCCAACTCAGTCAGGCTCTTGCCTGACGCTTTGGCAAAGTACCAGGCAATATCAAGGACTGGGTCCTGGTCTCGGAATTGATAGTGGGGATTTCTCCCGTAGATGCCTCTCGGCATGGGTGCCTCACTTAGTAAGGTGGATGCCCATGGCTGCAATACCAAGGAGCAATCCTGGGTTAAGGATACAGAAGGCGAGAACTATCATGGCGATAAACAGGAGAATTCCTCGTCCCCCGCTGCTTGCCAGGATAACGAACAAAGTCAGTGCAAGACCTATTTCCAGCATCATCTACCTCCTTTAAAGCGTTCACTAAACGTTGCAGGAACTTCTGGTTCCGGCCAGACATCAGGCATTGAGGGCTCCGAAGGCGGAGCCCGCTTGAGGACAGGCACTCGTGGCGCCCTCTTCAGGCGCCGGCCAGGCGCGTACCTGCAGTGGTCGCCGCGCCACTTGAGATAAGTGTGTGGCCACTCGGCCCGTGCCTCACGCTTCGTGAGGCACGCCGCATCAGCGTCGGGGATACTGAGGAGTGTCCCCAACACTGTGATGACTATCGTAGTGCGAGCCATAGCGTGATCAGCCTCATGATTGTTCCGACTGCGAAACCGACGACGAAGGCGGTCACCATGAGGCCCTGTAGATGACGCTGCGCGTCTCTTTGAGTTTAGCCAACTCATCCATCGGAAGCTCTGCAGCTTGGAACGGCCCGACGCTCTCCCGTATCTTCAGCTTCGGCATCTTGTCGCCGCCTTCTAGCCACTCCAGTGCGCCACGCAGGATCTTCAGGTCCGCTTTCTTCTCAGTACCGTCACTGGCGCCGAAGAAGAAACCTTCGGTCTTTGGAAGGGCGTCGCGCTCGACAGCACTGATGATGTTCTTGAGATCGAGCGCGCTCAACTCGATCTCCTCGCAGTTATCGCGCCCACCAGCGAATGCCTGGACAATGTAGCCGTGCAGGTTTGGATGCTTGCGCCAATAGCCGAGCGCGAGCACAATCTCTTGTAGACGGAAGCCGTCGATCTTGACAGATGCCTCTGGGGATTGCCAGTAGAACTTCTTGCCTTTCAAGTACATATCAAGTCCCATGCTTGCCTCCTCGGATGGCGCTGAGCGCCGGTTTAAACTCTCCGCACCAGGCAGTCTTGTTGAGTAGGGGCCACACGCTTGTAACGGTTTGGCCTGCGACGCCGGTTACAGTGGGCGGAAACCGTCGGCACTGAATGATGTCGGTCTCGCCCTCGCTAAGAGCGTAGCGGCAGTCGCCGCAACTGTGGAGTGGGCGGAGTATCATCTTGACCTCTTCCGGGTGCGCTCCTCGGCCTGGCCCGCCAGCCAGCGGACGACCCATTTGGAGCCGTTATGCTCCATCTCGACCTCGATTCCGAGCGAGCGAAGCCACTGCGCAAGATTGAGTGCAGTGGTTTTGTAGTGAAACTCTATCT